GGGACCGACATGCCGTTCGGGACGGCCGGGATTTATAGGTGGGGCACCCGCTAACGCGGGTGGGACAAATGCCAATCTACTACCACGACGACTCCAAGAAAACGATTGACCAGGTCCGGGCGACCATTCTGTCGCCAGAAGGGTTTACGACCTCGAACGCCATCCTGACCACCGAGGTGGACAAGATTCCGCCCGCGGTGGATGGGATGACCGACCCTGGGCTCGGCACGACCCTCGACGGGCGATTCAAGGCCGGCGGGACGGACGGGTGGGAACGGCCCGGTGGCCCGGCGACCTCTTGACGACGAGCCTCGTGAGTCATGGGTACGCTCTTCACTCTCACCCCGGCCATCAAATCGGTCACCCAGCAGGCCCTGGAGGACCTGATTACCGAGCTAGGCAAGAACTGCAAGTTGTTTTACCCGCCGACCCAGGAGACGTGCGGGTGTGCAGGGAACGTCTGGCTGACCGGCGGCCCGGCCCCGCCCGGGGACGTGACGACCTGTCCACTGTGCGGGGGGAGCGGGTTCCGGGCGAAAGAGGTCAGTGAGACGCTCAAGATGGGCGTGGCCGTCCACCCCAAGGACTTCTGGAAGAAGCCGCCGCCCAACATCCAGATTCCCGACGGCACCATCCAGACCAAGGGGTACTTGACGGACCTGCCCAAGTTACGGGCCGCCGAACGGATGCAGTTACAGCCCGAGCTCGACGCGGTCGCCCGGTGGATGTACGTCCGGGACGACGACCCCGTGGACGTGTCGAACATCGTCCAGGGTGTGTTCGTCGTTTTACAGTGGAAGCGGGCCCCCTGATGGCCATCACCGTCACGGTCGACGCCGACCTCGCCCGCCTCCCCGGTCAGATTCTGGTTGAGCTCCAGCGGCAGGCCGTGCCCAAATTGAGGGCCCTGGCTGACACTCTCCTGCCGGAAGTCCGCGAGACCGTTGCCGAAGCCCTGCACGCCACCCCCGAGTACAGCTCGCTCGTCGCCGGCCAGCTCCGGGAAGAGTTCGGCGTGGTCGACGGGAAGGAGGCTGTCGCCTCAATTGTCCGAGCCATTCAGGCCGCCGCCCGCGTCGAAGTGATTCCTCCGGCAGGAGAGTATCTAGGTGGGGTGTGGGCCGGGGCCATCCGCGAGGACTTCGGGGACGCTCTGGGGGCCGAAGGGGCGTATTACCTGTCGACGAACGCCAAGGGCCAGTCGTCGCCCGTCGAGTGGCTCAAGTGGTTGTTGTTCGCCGGGGACACCGTCGTGCTGACCGAGTACGGGCTGTTCAGCGGGGCCGACCCCTCGTACAGCCGGACCGGCCGACTGATTATGGCCAAACGCAAGGCCGGCGGAAAACTCGCCCCGTTCCGGGTCCCGCCCGCGTACGCCGGAACCGCCCGGTCGAACTGGCTGACCCGGGCCGCCGAACTGGCCGCCCCCCGCCTGCTCCAGTTCCTCGAGCGGGAGGCCCGCAAGTTGTTATGAGCGATTACGGGTTCAAGGGCGGCATCGGCGAGTACGGGTCCTATTTGCCCACCGAACAACTGGAGGGCAATTTAACGGCGTGGCTCAACTGGGCACTTCTGGAAGTCGGGGCCTACGAGAACGTGGGCGTCGGCCAGCCCGGGGCGTACGGGGGCGACCGGTCGCGTCTCCAGCCGGCCGCCGACCCTCGCTTTCCTGCCGGAACCGTCTGGCAAGCCCACCGCGGCGACTGGTGCTGGGAGAGCGGCATCCTCCGCACGACTCAGCCCATTCAGTGCAGTGGCCTGTGGGTGTCCGGCACGTTTTACCCGACCTCGTCCACAACCGGCACGTACGCCCACTACGTGAACTACCCGCTGGGGCAGGTCTTTTTCCAAAATGCCGTGCCGACCGGGACCGTCATCCAGGCCGCGTACAGCCCGCGGTTCGTGAGCGTCCGCCGGTCGGACGAGCCGTGGTTTCAGTCCCTGTTGGCGGGCTCCCTCCGGACCGACGACCCGCAGTGGGGGCCGAACTCGTCGGGGGCCTGGGCGGTCCCGGCCCAGAACCGCATTCAGTTGCCGTGTCTGGTGGTCGAATCCGTCTTGAACGGGACCGGTTACCCGTACGAGCTCGGGAACGAGGCCCAGATTTATAGCGAGAATTTTTTAGTTCATGTATTCGCCGAGACCCCGTGGGACCGCAAGCGGCTGAACGCGATGCTGGTCAAACAGCGGGACAAGCGAATCCCGTCGTTCGACCGCAATGCGGCCCCGCTCCCGCTCGACCCGTACGGGCGGCCGACCCCCTCCGCTTTGACCTATCCTCAGTTGTGCCAGACCTACCCCTGGCTGCAAATCCGCGTGCCCGAAGTCACGTCGCACGACAATGAGAATATTGGCCGAAAAGTGTGGTGGTCGACCGTGAGGTTGACGCTGGAAGTTGATGGTGCTTGACCGCCTTGGTGTATGGGAGTGGTGAAGAGACTACCCCAGACAAACAGGCGGTATTAGTATATGTCTTTGAATCACAGAGTCTATTATGCGGCTGAGTCTGTGGGGGTTGCTTCCTACGACCTGTCGCCGACCTCTTACACGACTTTAAGAGGTGTTCAGAGTGTCGGGATTAATACCTCTTTTAATCCTGAACAATTCTTCGAACTCGGTCAGCTAGCCGTATACCAGAATGTTGACGGCGTACCCGATATCAGTGTGACCCTCGAGAAGTGCCTGGACGGCTACCCGCTCATCTGGCACAGTTGCACCCAGGGCGCGACCGCGGGAACTCTGGTCGGCCGGTCGAACCAGCGGGCCAACATCGCGATTGGCGTGTTCGCCGACACGAACGCGACCGCCAGCGGGAACCAGCTCTCGCAGGTGATTTGCAGCGGCATGTACGTGTCGCAGCTGGGCTACGACTTCCAGGTCCAGGGGGCCAGCCGCGAGAGCGTCACGCTCGTCGGCAACGACAAGGTCTGGGCGACCGGCTCGTTCAGCTTCACGGGGTTCACCGCCGGGATGGGCGTGTCGAGCCCATCCCCGGCCGCCCCGGAAGGGGTCAACCGCCGGCAGAATATGATTATGTCGGGGTGCCTGTGGCCGAAGTCCATTTACGGGATTTCGAGCTCGGGGACCAACGACGACACGGGGTCCGGGTCGTTCACCGTGGGCATCCAGAGCGTCCGGATTTCGAGTTCGTTCGGCCGGAACGACATGCTGGAACTCGGGCGGTTCGGGCCCTACTTCCGCTACGTGGATTTCCCGGTCGAAACCACGACCGCCATCGAAATCATGGCCAAGGACGGGGACCACGTCGCCGCCACCCAGGCCGGGGTCTACGCGAACTACCAGAACACCCAGGACGAGCACATTTATGTGGCCACCCAGGAGGGGACAAAGGTCGACATGGGCACCCAAAATCGCCTGACCTCGGTCAACATGAGTGGCGGGAACGCGGGCCGGGGCGGCGGGAACGCGACTATTACATATTCTTATCAAGGGTGGAATACTCTAACTGTAAGTCACCCCGCCGACCCGACCGTAGCGCTTCGGGCCTGAGATTGGCTATGCCACTCGTGATTAACAAACGGAGGGTGGGGGCTTGGCTCCTGCCCTTCGTGCGTGTTGCGGCCAGCAAAGCTGTCCGGGTGGTCCCTTCGACGAAGGCGAAGTTCCGGCAGGGAAGTGAGACATCTCTTAAATAACAACATGTCTCCCCACCTCACTTTGCGACAACTGCCCCTCTCCTGCCGGTAATACCCTTACATGACAGACCGCGACCGCGAACGGCTCGTGTACCGGATTCTTGCTGGGCGAGACCGGCTGGTGCTCACGACAGACGCCGGCCGCGAAACGTTCTGGGTGACCAGCCCGACCCCGCTCGACCGCTACGGGGCCGCCGAGGTTTATGACGAGGCGCTCCGCGAGGCGGAACTGGACGGACTTCTGAGCGAAGACGAAGTCCTCGGGCTACTCGTCAACGCAGGTCACTGGTCGGCTTCCGACGAGGAAGAACTCGAAACCGCCCGCGGGAACCTGGACAAGCTCAAAATTCGCCTCTACAAGTCCGGCCGCCGGAAACGGGAGCGGGACGCCGCCCGCGAGATGCTCGCCCGAACCCGCACGCTGATTGGCGAACTGTTGGTCCGCCGGCACCGCTTCGACGACCGGACCGCGACCTGGGCCGCGACCATCGCCCGCCAGCGTTATCTGGTCGGCCGGTGCCTGTTGAGGACCCGGGGGGAACCCGTCTGGCCCCGCGAGGATTTTTGGCGGGACTGCGGGCCACTTCTGGACCAGGCCGTGCGGATGTTTCAGCAACAGAGGCCGTCCGAGGCCGAACTGCGGGAGGCGGCCCGGACCGACCCTTGGCGGACCATCTGGGCCTGTCGCCACGAGGGGAGCGTATTCGGGCGGCCGGCGGCCGAGCTCAGTGACGACCAGCGGGCCCTCGTGAGCTGGACCCGCCTGTACGACCAGTGCTACGAGGACCCGGAACGCCCCCCGGACGATGTCGTGTGTGATGATGATGCGTTCGACGGCTGGTTGCTGGTCAAAAAACAAGAGCGGGAGAAGACGGTCACGTTGACCCGGACCGACGCGGCCCTGGAGAACGAGCAGATTGCCAATAGCGGCGAGGTGTTCATTGTGGGGGCCAGGCCGGGCGAGGAGACCGGACATCTGACGGAGGAGGACCGCGAGGAGATTTCGGGAATGATGACCGCGGAGGCCGCCGCATTGAAGAACGAGCGGATGGCCTGTCTATGGCGGGCCGGCTCTGTCAAAGAATCCGACATGCCCGATAGTCAGCGGACCATCCAGGGGCAATTGGCGGCGATGACGCGGGCGCGTTTGAAGGGCGGGTAATATCTGATGCTTCGCATCAGTGTAGAAAGCCAAAGTCTGTAATAAGGGTTTTGAAAAAGTGTCGACACAAAACAAGCGAGAGTTCGAGGTCGAGAAGGACGGGGTCAAGCTCCAGCTGGTGGCCGTCCGCCCGGACCAGAAGACCCGGCAGGAAGCGGACCTCGAGTACGCCAAGGCTTGGGGCCGGTACGCCAAGGACCCGGACATCCTCCTCGAGACCACCCTGTGGGACGCGGTCCGGAAGCGGGGCCTGTGGGACGATAGTAAGCAAAAGCAGCTGGAGGAGATTGACCGCCGGCTCGAGGACGGCGAGGCCACACTGCCCGACGCGAACGGGCGGGTCCGCAAGAAGGGCGTGAAGTTGTCGGATGCTCGCAGAGCCGCCATCGACATGCGGGTGGCCCGGGTCGAGCGGGTCCGCCTCCTGAACGATTTTACGCGGCTCAAGTCGCTGACCGCCGAAGGGCTCGCCAATCAGGACCGGTTCAACTTCCTGGCCAGCCGGTGTGTCAAGGTGGCCGACACGGGCAAGGCTTATTTCAAGGACGTCGAGGACTACAAGGCCCGCGGCGGGGACCCGGACACCCTGAAGGCGGCCGAGGAGTTCGCGAACTTGTACTTCGGGTACGACCCGGACGCGGACGAGCGGAATCTTGTTGAGAATCAGTTCCTGCTTCGTCATAAAATGATTCGGGACAAGGACCTGGCGTTGGTGGACCGGCAGGGGAACTTGTGTGACGTGGAGGAGAATCCGGTCGGGGAAGACGGCAATCCTCTGCCGGAAAAGAGCGACGGGGGCGAGACCGAGATGTTTGAGGTCGAGGACGACTGGGTGAGCACGCAATGAAGCTGCGATTGCTAGTTCTGCGAAGCGAATATCTCGAAAGAGCGAAACTTTTTTATGAAATACTCGGTTTCCAGTTCAAGGCCGAACGGCACGGTTCAGGACCACTGCATTATGCGGCCGAGATGGGTGACCTCGTGTTCGAACTCTACCCGTCGTCGTCGGGTCGGACACCCGACGACACTCGCCTCGGGTTTGGGGTTCTCGGGCTGGAAACTGTGGTGAACAAGTTGGATGGTATGGGAACTCCAATTATTAGTTCCCACCAAGAGACTTCGTGGGGCCCCTGCGCGATTATTCGGGACCCGGACGGGCGGGCGGTTGAATTATACGAAGCACAACCCGGGGTTTGACCAGACGACCTACCTTGATGGTTGGTCGGGAGAGGAGGGACCATCCCTCCTCTTTTTTTTTGTTGGTGGTTGCCATTAGGCAACAGTTGTCGGTTCGGGCTTAGGCGGGTCGGTTTTCACTTCTTGTTTGGGTGTTGGTCGCGGGTTGGCTTCGGTCACCAGGCGGCACCAGTATAAAAACTCATCTGTAGAATAGTCAAGTTTCATAAGGTTAACATCTTTATGTATCCACTGAACATTTCCCTCCACGTATCCCTTGGATGAATCGATACGGTCAAGGGATGCAGTCGTCTCTTCGTATCGCACTTTTCCAAAGTGGATTGGTTCGCCAGAGATGGCACACCGACGATTTTGTTTTTCGAACAACATCCATATCTCTTCGTCGTTTAGTGTAAATTCGAATCCTCTGAGCCTCGCGTTTCTTTTTATATTAATGAGCTTTATGGCCGATATTTCTCCACACCCTTTCCATCTGGGCGACGTGTTTCCACAGGAGTTATAGCACGATTTGCAACAGCCCTGTCTGTTTCTTTTAAGCATTGATTTTGTTATGTAATATTTTTTGTTGCATTTATGGCACAACAGGTGAATCTTGAGTCTTTCGCCTCGTTCTTTTGGGGTGACACCCAGCACCTCCAGGTCTCCGATTCTTTCGCCGATTTTGTACGGAGCAAGTCGGTGACATTCGTTATTCGCGGAATCCATAATGCCTCCTGAATTATTTGCCCGAATTGGCTTCTGTTATCTTGTGACACCATTCAATAAAATAATCTTGAGGAAAATCTAGTTTCATCAAGTTAATAACTTTGTGGACCCACTGCACGTTCCATTCTATGTACCCTTTGCCGCTGTCTATCCTGTCCAAGGAGACGGTTCGTGGCTCTCTAATTCTCTTATTGAAATAAATGGGGATTTTAGTTATCGCACATAGGCCGTTTTGGCTTTTATACAAATCCCATAAGTATTCGATGCTCACATTGAATTCGATATTTCTTGCCTCTGCGCTAAGCATGATGCTAGTGTAAAATTGCCCGGGGATACCTTCGTGGCCTTTCCATGTCGCAGAATTGCATCCGGACCTATCGGATTCCTGAAGGCAACCGGCGCAGCATTTCGATTTCCCTCTGTCGAAGTTTCCTTTCTTCATGTAGTGCTTTTTGTTACACCTATGACACAGTAGATGGATTAAGGTTTTGTTGGTGGCCGAACTCGGGACAAGACCAAGGACCTCCCAGTCGCCTACCATTTGCCCGATTTCATAAGGATGAAGCCCGTGCGATTTTTGCTTGTCCGCGCATGGTTTGCATCGCTTACTTCTGCCGTGAACGAATCCGTCTTTGGATACGCGATAGATTTCTCCGCACAATTTGCATTTGCACTTCACATGATGCTTCTTTTCGTCGGGTCCGACGTACTCCCAGTCGTTAATGGCTTGGCCTGGGACTAGAACGATTCGCTTACCACCCACAGGAAAAACCTCGAAGTTGCGCAGTTGGCCCAAGGATATACTACCTGTAATTAACAGTGTCGTAAATAGTGTTTTTAACTTTTTATAAACGGTTGTGCTCAAAGAGCTTGCGATTCGAAGACGAGCGGAGTACAGGGCGGAAGAAGACCGGAGTCAACGGGATGAAGAGCCTGGAAGCCGCAACTTGACCGGTGTATTAGTCAAGTGGAAATACTTGGTAGTACCCGGGTGCATTGTGTTCAACCTCGCGGCTCAAATTAACCTCAACTTGGCTCGTGGTGCTACGGCGAATATTCGCTCGCAACTACAAGGCATAACGAACGGTCTGTCGGCAAAAATCGACCTCGAGATTTCGCCGCGTGCCAAGAGCGAGATTGCTTCGCTCGCCCAGAACATGAACGCCCTACGGACGGCCACGCGAGGCCTGAGCGGGGAACTGGCGTCTGCGACCAGTCGAGTCAGTCAGATGGCGACCGCCTACGCCCGGGTGAACCCGCTGGCTCAGGCGTCGGTCGCAAGCCTGACCACCTCTGCCGGAGCGGCCCGCCGAGCGTCTGCCGCCTACGCGGAGGCCTCAGATACGGTAACGAACTTTGGTCGGCAAGTGTCGCTTGCTGGACGCAGATTTGTCGCGTTCAGCGTGGCGACCGGTGGGATGTTCGCGGCCGTCAACGCCCTAAAAGCAGTCGGGCGAGAAGCAGTTCAGTTCGACCTTGCGATGAATAAACTATTGCAAGTGTCAGACGATGGACAGAGGGGCGTGTCTCGTCTACGGGCCGAGATTGGCCGACTGTCTACCACATACGGTGTGGCGAGTCGGGACCTGGCGGCTGGGGCCGAAGCATTCGTGCAGGCTGGCCTCAATGCTCGTCAGAGCGCCCAGGCGGTCGAGACACTGGCCCTCGCCCTGTCCAGTCCGTCCTTCGCGGACGCCCGCAAAACCACGGAGGGGATGCTGGCGATTTTTCAGCAGTTCGGCAAGGACACCGAAAAACTGAAAGACCAGCTGGGTTCGGTAAATGCGGTCGCCGCGACCTTCGCAACGGAAAGCCAAGACCTAATCACTGCCGTGCAAAAAAGTGGTGGTGCGTTTGCTACGGCTGGCGGGCAATTGAATGAGCTTCTTGCACTATTTACAAGTATTCGTGCAACCACGCGGGAATCGGCCGACCAAATCGCGACCGGGCTCCGAAGTATATTCACTTACGTGCAACGCTCTGATACTATAGAGAATTTAAAACAGTTAGGTATTAATCTTCGCTATACTAAGGAAGAGGCCAAGGCCCTCGGCCAGGAAGATTTGACCGACCAGTTTGTGGGCCAATTCCGGGCCGTACAGCGACTTTCGGAAGGCCTCAGTAAGTTACGGTCCACCGACCCACGGTACGCGCAAGTCGTCGAAGATTTGGGGGGCATCCGGCAGGTGAGCAGGGTCCTGCCCCTCATCCAGCAGTTCGGCGAAGCCCAAAAAGCCCTGAACGTGGCCCGGCTCGGCAGTGCGTCCATCGAGGCAGCCGCGGCCGTTCGCCAGGATGCCTTGTTGACAAAATTGACCAAAATCAAAGAGACTTACCAGCAGCTTGGTAATGATTTGGTCCAGTCGAGTGGATTCAAAAAGCTAGCTGACGGGCTCACCACAGCGGCGACGGCGGCGGCCGAACTCGTCAAGGCCCTGGGCCCTCTCCTGCCGGTAGTCGCAGCCCTGGGCATCGGGCGGTTGATGGGCGGGTCGATGCGGTTCGCGGCGGGTGTTTTGACCCCCGAACTGTACGGGTCGTCGCGGGCTCCGACCCGCCGCTTCGCGGCCGGCGGACCGGTCCACGGCGGCACCCCCGGCGTCGACAGTGTCCCCATCATGGCCCAGGAGGGCGAGTATGTGCTGCGGAAGGCCGCGGTGGACCGACTGGGGCGGGGGCGGGTCGAGGAACTGAACCGCACGG